TTGCACTGGTTGTTGCGCTACAACTTGCGCTTGCTTCAGCTGCTTATTCTCCCGCGCTAGCTCTTTGTATTGCTGGCGCAGATTCTTGGCCCAATTCGGCGCATCTTCAGGAATTTCGTCATCGCTGCCCTGCTCAGCGTCTGAAGTTGGTGAAACTTCATCATCACCGATTAATAACGCTTCTTCGGTTTCTTCTGCCTGCTCAGTGTCATCGGCTTGCGCTCCATCTTCTACCTGCTCGACTTCTTCAACCGTTTCAACTTCATCAATCTCGATGCCATCTACCTGTTCTGACATTTTTAACCCTTTTCAATTACTCGATGTAACGCCATCGGAGGCGTCAATATTATGGCGCGTCAATAAACCGCCGTCAAGTTATTGACTAAAATCCCTACTCATTGCATTAGCTGTTGTGCTGATAGCGTCCTGATTAGCCTTGAATGCCTGCGCTTCTTTAAGGTTAATATCTGCGCCAACACGCTGCGCTTCAAGCTGTAACTCTGCTCTGCGTAACTCATACTCCATCAAGAATTTCTGGTATTCCATCTGATTTTTCTGCTCAGCGACTGCGGCCTTCTGCATTTCAGCTTGTGCCAATAACACGTTGGCATCAACTGGCGGCTGCTGAGATTGCATTTCTTGCTGCAACTCTTGCATGATTTCCGCGTCTTCTTCCTCAGCCTTTTTAACGCCATTCTTGAGCATCTGCTTACGGTTGAAGCGCTGCAAATCTTCCACACCTTCGCCTTCAGTGTTAGCAATAACCATTGACATGAGTACTGAATAATATGGGTCTGTCGGCGGTATCATCTGCAACATCGAAGTAAGCTCTCTGCGCGTCTGAGTGCGTCTTGCTGAGAATGACTCACCAACATCAACATCAACATCAAACTTGCCTTGCGTAATGTCATTCAATACAGCAATCTGACCGGTCTGTCTGTCAGTGATCGTACCTGTCAGTGTGCCAAAGCTGCGATTGCCTTCTTCATCTTCCATAGCAACAGTGAACTCTGAACCGTAGATTTCACGCGCCATAGACAGCCACACTTTGCCGACATACTTCATAGTCATTGCTGCATTATCCATGTAGACAAATGACTGAGCATCTGAGCGGCTGAAAATTGCTTCAACGGTGTCTTGGGCAAGATTCGACGGCATCTGCTGCATATTCTCAGCGCCTGTGATTTGCTGGATGTTCTGACCTGCGTATTCCATTAGTGTCATTAATGCCGGAGACACTTGCGCAGGCTGTAAGTAACTAGCAACTGCGGCAGGCTGAATGATATTGCCGTTTTTATCCTTAACTGAACGAAGTGGCAGATATGCGTTGCGCTTCTTGTTGCGATTAGCCCAATACTTTTCTAGCCCCTGTACGTTTTCAACGTCTAGCACCGGAGTATTTTCAGAGCCAATCGTTGCAGCATCAGCAAGCATTGACACCATCAAGTTGTCGAGTCGTTGCGCATCCATTGCTTTTGTTACATGGCCCTCAATGCGCTCTTGGTTGTCAATAAAGTAACGCTTACCGTATTGCATAGCGATTGGGATAAATTCACCTGGAATGCGCTTAGGTGGCTCTAACCATTCATCACCATCAAACACGCCAGAATAAACTCTGCGTTTCTTGATTGTTCTGCGCTCAACCTCAAAGAATCCAGTCTCAGCCAATTCGTCAATAACGTCCTCGACTTCATCAGACAGATAGACAGCTTTTTCATTGGTAACAGGATTAAAGAAGGCGATTGCATCAACCTTTTCAACGCGAATTTCAAACCACTTACAGAGCGTCACAGCGTCTTGAGTGCACCAGTCATTCCAAATGCCTGACTCGATTTTAACAACGCTTGCTGGCTCTTTTTCGTATTCAGTGCGGAAGTCGTCTGGCGTCATTGTGTACGCCATACCGCACCACATGGCATCAGATTTGTCGTAAGACTTGGCGGAGTTATCCCAAAACAGACAGCTCTGTGAATCGTAGACAGGATAAAACATTGGGCGCAGTTGCTTATTGGTCGGATCTTCAGGGTCTGCGTATTCTGCACAGACTTCAATTGCACCCATGCCGCCAGTCACTGCGTCATCAAAACAGTTGATAGCTGCAAAGTCACCATTTGAGCGAATCCAATCAGCCCTAAATGCTTTGTTCATCTTTCCGGCAAGTTCAATGCTAGTGTATTCGTCAGATGGACGAAACTTGACTGTTATCTTGTTGCGTCGATATTCAGAGATAATCCGGTCAACTTCTCGCGCCACTTTGTTTAACTCGAAACGTGGGTACTTATCCATGTTTTCAGCTAAGTCAGTGCCTGCGAATGTTGAACCTTCCCACTGTGCGCCAGGTATGCGAGCAAATCGAATTGACTCGATAATCTTTTCACGCACCTGTCTTGTTGATTCATCGCCAACCGCTTTAGTGAACCGATCTTTTGCTGACTCGTACCAGTCTTGTCTAGTCATTCGTGCCATTTCGTTACCATCCCATCGTTGGAATATTTATATTTGAATAGTCTACCACAGGAACTGGGTTATAGTCAGTTTCTGACATCATCACGCAGTCTGCCAAGTTTGGTGAGTTAATGCCTAGCTTTTTCATTTCCTGCTTAGATGCAATCTGATAGCCATTGCCAGAGCCGCGCTTTCTTGGTATGCGGCAAAGTTCAGTGCGCAATTGTGCTAGGTCTTGGCAATCAGAGCTAAAGCTGATCATTTCAGCAGGGTCAGTGTATTCGCCGTGAATAACTGCGCGATATGTTCTGAAAACCCTTTGCGCCAACCTGAAGTATCTCTGTGCGCGAATGTTGGCGAAAAACTCTTTATTGCTGATTTGCCTTGTAGATTGTTCAATATAGTTTTCAGCAATGCCATCAGGATCATCAACTGAGCCAGAGCCGAAGAATTCCTCAATCTCCATACGTGCAGCGCTAAACGCATCGCCTACTTGCCTGCGGAGTGATAAGCCTATGCCAGTTGCATCATAAACAAACTTATCAGCGCCAACTGCCAAAGCTGTCTCTGTGGCAATATCGCAAGCGCTGTTTACATCACCACCAATGATATTAATCAGGTTGGTTATAACTGAGCCATGGCGCACGCAAACGCCTTTTGCATCACCAGAATCGGCAGGGTCATGCGCAACAATCTTAGCGCCCTTCTGCCGCCAGCCTAACTTAATATGCGCATCAATGCAGGCATCAAACCATTCAGCTGTTATGATTGCGTCAGGTAAGTGATCGTTAAACTCACCAAGCCATATATGGTCGTATAATGCTCGGCTAAAGTTAGCATAAGCGAACTGCCTTTCACCTTCTAGGCCGGAGTCATCAAACCACGGATTATCCTCGAAGTTCATCTTGATAATTGTATGCAGTTCATCAATATAAACGCCATCTGCGTCAAGGTGCGCTTTGTATGGAGCTATAAAGCGTTTGCTAAACGGGTCATTAGCTGACTGTGGGTTGCCTATGAAAACAAGCTGCACGCTTCTCAAGGTGTCTTCATCAATGATTTCTTTCTTGCCGCCGAACTTTGTTGGCAAGCCAGCCTTTGCAATGTTCCGCGCTGTCGGGGTTAGGACGTTTAAAGACTTCTCAGAAAGGAATTGGCTTTCTTCAATAACAAAACGATTAAAGCCAGCGGCAGACTTAACTGACTCAGGATTTCTTGCTAAGCCTTGAAAGCTGAATGAGCCGCCGTTCTCATGGTATATGCCGTCATTCTGTGACGTATATCCGCCCATCGCTAAGCGATGTATCTCGATGTTAAGCAGTGAATAAACAGAATCGCGCATCGATGCTTGGAACTCTCGAAGCTCCATGACCTTGTACTGAGCATCTTTAACTAAAACTAAGTCAATGTCAGCTTGGTTGTTTGACTTGCCTGAGCCGCGACCGCCGACAATAACGACGAAACGAGTTTTTGCCCTTAGTGCGATTTCCATCTTGGCAGGTATGAATATAGTAGGCGGCCTATCGGTCTTTTCCCAATCTCCGGCCGCATACATGATGGAATGAGTCAAGCCGTTAACAGGGCAGACAACGCCAAAGACTTCTTTGATGTCAGTTGATGCTTGAGCAACTACTTTCTTTGTTTCTTGCTCTAGTTTTTCGAGTCTGGCTTTCGTTATGCGCATTACTTACCGCTGAAAGCAAACAAAGCCGCAATAGCTGCCGGACTGAGTAGCGTTGAAACCAAAAGCCAGCTAATCTTACCGCCGAAGTTTCTGATTGAGTCAATCATTGGCTGATTAGCTGCGGCTTGCTCGCGTAAAGCTCTGACGTCTTTTGTTAGCTCTGCCGATTGAGCAGCTACATGATCATGCTTAACCATGTATCTTTCCAGCGTTGCAACTAACTCTTGAATGGCCTTGGTCGATGACTTTTGGCCGTCTATCATTTCACGCGTCGAGGTTTGAATCGCGATAATCTCGCGTTCGTGTTGGTCTACTTTCTGCCGTAAGCTGTTCAGTTCGTCGCTCATGTTTCATAGCCTTGAATAAGTTAATAATCACAATAAGAGCGATTATAGTTTGAACTGTCACCAGTACGCAAACGACGATTAATATTTGTTCGCTCAACGGATGCACTCCCTAGCACCGCAAACAGCACGTCTAAAGGTATGGAAAACTCTTGACGTATAGCGTGCGCTTGATAAATCACTGATAAGTCCGCCAATTGATCTAACAGCATAGCGCCGTTTAGCAATAAGCTCGATCCAATGATAGCGCCATACGCTAAATAAATCCTTTTAAAGTTGTGATGAAAACTTGATAAAACAATGACTAACATCAGAAACAAACTGTCTAGGCTGCACTGTATTGCATAAGTGCCGTATGTTGTTTCTGTGTTGGTAAAGATTAAGCTAGTGATGTTGTAAGGTGATGCGATCAAGAATGTGACATAGTAGGCGATGATTAAAAAGCAGAGGTTTAACCCTCTGCCACTAAACAGCCAGATTGCCACAATGACAATTAAAGCTGCTTCATTACTCATTTTTTAGCTGGCTTCTTTTTGGTTGGCATTACTGGTTTGTCTTTAACTGGTGTACCTTGCTTTGGCATTACTTATCTCCAAAAGTTAAGTTATCGCCGTGACTAATCCGTTAGAAGCTCCGGCGATTTAGTATAGCCTTACTATAAACCTAAGTAAATGAACTTGCCAAAGGCAATGTATGGCGGTAAGTGGCTAGTCTGTGTCACGTTGCCATTCAGACTTGTAGTTGTATAACCGTGAGTGTGCGTTGAGTTGGCGCTGCCTGATGTCTTGGTGGGTACAAACACGCTAAAGGTGTGGTTGTGGTAAGAGTTTACACCATCAATATCTCTGTCTGGGGCGCTTAAAGCGGCATAAGACTGGTCAGAGCCAGCCAATGTACTGCCGTTGTCACGAAATACAGTGCTGGTGCTTGAAAAAGCAAAAGTATGCGGCCTTGAACTATTGGTAGCATACTCACCAACTGTCTGACCATTAATAGTATAGCTATCTGTGGTGTGAGTGTGGGAGCTGGACTCATTACCTGTACTACCTGACAACGTAAAGTTAGGCAACGCAGAGCGCGCTATGGTTAATGAACCCGCTGATTGACCCACGAACACTGTAGAACCATTAGCACCCATTGCCAGCTTACCAATGGTGTCAGGGAGGAATGTCAAGCCACTACCTAAAGAGCTTGCAGCAGCCTGTTGAGTAGGCGTAAGAGATGATACGGGTCGCCCATTCATTAGCACCCATCCGTTATGATCGTCACTCCTATAGGCTTCTTTTATATCACCAATTTCATGAGTTCCGACCGCAGCATCCGTGAACATCCGGCTAGTTGTTCTACGCCAAGGAACTGCCGCAGTTGCGCCAGGTCTGCACTGCATAAGAGCGCCGGTATCTTTGCGGATAATGCGCGTGACAATGGAGTCGCCTGCTCGAATATCTAGCGGGTACTCAAACGGAATTGAAAGTAATGCGCCCGCAGTCCACGACGGTATATCTACGCGAGCAATTTCTGTGCTACCTGCTACAAACTCCACCACCCACTCGCCACCAGTGGCTGCGGTATCAGCCGGCATCACCTCGACCTTAGTAAAGCTCAGGTTAGACGCAGGCGTCAAACTAACAGTGTACGGTACTGGTGTGCCAGCGGGAACTAGTGCGCCGTTAGGCTCCGCGATAACCTGCGCGGCAAACTTCCGAGATGATGGCTCTATAATTATAGCGCCGTCAGTGCTTTGACCCTGCCACACAGGGAAGAACGCCAGTCCGGACACTTCATTCTTAAATACTACGTTTTGACCAGCAGAGCCTATGCTGTGAACGCTCCCAAGATGGAAAGACCCAACGCCAGTGGTTAAGGATGTCTTGAACCATGAGCCGTCTGAGTTTTGTTCAGCAATCTTTTCCTCGCCCTTCCAAAGCTCAAGCGCTCCATTTGTCTGGTTAATCTTGTATTGATAAGTGCCGACAAGCGAACCGGATTCGCCGCCAGCGCTGTTGTAAGGGATAAATGGCATCACAGCACCTCTACGAATAATTGACCAGCTGTAGCATCAACGCGCACCCATGTTGCAACGCTGCCACCTGTGACTTGCCACACTTGTAACGGGTCAAGAATAACCGCGTCGATACTGCCAACCTCAGGCTGTGAGGCTTGCTGTTTGACGTAAACGCGCGAGCTTGACTGTGATTGAACTAACATAGAAGTGCCAACGGCCTGCCCTGAAAGCGAATTCAGTGACTGCCAGCTGTTTGAAATTTGAATAAGCATAAAAACCTCACTGTTGATTGACAAGTAAGGCTGCGAGTTGGTATAGGCTGCGAGTGGCAGAATCCGTTCCGCCTAGCCTCGCAGCCTCTTTGATTATAGAGCTTTGTTTCTGAGATGTATATTTTAGTTATAGCTTAAGTAACTTAATCCGGCATGCGCAAGTAGCCTGCGTCGTATAACAGCTCAACAGCCTCTTTGCTGCACGGATAAGGGCGGTCGTCTACGTATTTGTAAGCAGCATCAACCACGCGCTTTTTCTCTGCCTTTGCTTTGCTGTTCCAGTCTAGCGGGCGAAACATTGCTGATTTAATATCAAGTATTTCAAAGCGACAGTTTCTGTATTTCCCAGTGTTGAAAACAACCATTTCACTTTCTTGGTATTTATCAATTACTTCGCACTCAACCCAGTAGCCACCGTTTAATCCTTTCCACTCACACTGCTCACCAACTGGCGGCAAAGCAACGGCCTTTTGCGTTTCGTAATCAAACCAAGGATTGCGCGCCGTATCAATCAATTCCTGTTTATTCATTTCTTCAACCTTTTTACCATGGAATAAACTGCCACTCTCTCTAACTGCATCATCAAACATTTCTTGCAGCTTTCTAAGGTATTCCTCTCCAATTTCTTTAGCTTCTTTCATTTTTCAAACCTGATCAATTAATCCAGATTTAAATGTATCACATAAGCGCCAACTGTCAACTATAAAAACAAAACCCGCACTAAGCGGGTCTGTTTGCTGCGGCTTCGGCACTTAGCAGCTAAAGCGGAAAGGTAGAAACCGTACTATGTCAACGGAAAGAACCTGCCTTCAACAATTTCAAACGGGAAGCTATATCAAGCTGAGGAAGCAACTTTAGTCTGTAACCCGTCATCATCCGCCATTGTTGCCAAGCGTTAAAATGAGCCACCAGCTGAGCAGCCTGAGAAACTTGATTCAACGGGATGGTGTATAAAACAATTCTTATACTACAACAACTAAGCCTTGCCTGCCAGTAGTTGTTCAATCTTTTCAAGCCTATCTAGTAACTCTGTTGATTCTGCAATTGCGATTGAGTCTTTGATCATGCCTATTAATATCTGTCCAGACTCAAGCGCAATCTCACCTCTTGCAACTGCTTTGAATATTGCTTCGGTCTTTTCAGCGTGGCTTGCATCTTCCGGAATGTCGATATTGATGATAACGCCATTTTGCTTTAATGGTGGCTGTACTCGTTTTAAGCACTCCCCAATCAGCGTAGGGACTGCTGAGCCTTCGACGCCACCGGTAAGTGCAATTTCAAGGATGTGCTCGCAGAACTCTTGTGCGCCACCTTCAAAGCGCTTTTCAATAGCATTCAGCATCGGTAGTTTCTTGCTTGGCCCTCTTGTGTCGCCAAGTGTCTCGCCTTTCTTTAATGTCGTTGATGAAGTAGCCATGGTCGCCCGTATTTATGCAAAAGTTTTACAAATCATAGCAAATAAAAAGGCAGCCCGAAAGCTGCTATTTACTCAGTATCTTCATAAGCAGAATCGGCCACAATATCAAGCAGATTAGGAATATACCAATATCAGCAAGCATTGAGCGGTCTAGCTCTTTGTCATCAATCTCCATTTCGTCAATAAGCATCTCTTTAATTGTATTTCCGATAAAGCTGGTCTTTGCCCAATGATTGCACATTGCTGCGCCGATTAAGTACATGATTGCGTATTGCATTATTCAAGCTCCGTTATATCAAGCTCAACAATATCATCAATCGCAACCTTATGCTGCACTTGTAGCTCAAACACCATGGGCTGCACAAGTGCTAGCATGTTGCTGGCTGTTATCTCGGTCTGGATAAAATCGCCGGAGCGTGTTGTTGCTGCTATGCGGTAGATGTTCATGGCTTAACCTGCGTTAGTGACTTGATCCAATCTTGCAATTCGCGCAACTGTGGAGACCAGTAAGCGCTCTCCGCATAAGTATATAGCTTTGGGTAATCATGCTGTTTGCGCTTAATGAATTGCTCTGCTGCGTCAAGAGTCAAATGAGTTGAAACAACCTCTTCAATCTCTTGAATCCATAATTTTGTTAATTCATCTGGCAAATTATCGCAATCGTCAAAATTGAAGTTTTCTATAACAAAATCTACATCTATAACTTCAATATCTTCATAGGTATCACAGAGCCAGCCATAGTGATATTCAACAAGGTATTCAGCAAACTCTTCTTCTTTGCTTCCGTTTTTTTGCCAATTGGGTGAGAAAACAACAGTATCCTCGTTGTAAATCTCAAAGTATGCGGAGCTATAACCTTCCATTGTCACGTATGGCCGTTTACATCTTACTTGGTAAAACGGATGCGCAGTTGATCTGCTTGGTTGATCATTGAGTTGTTTTGATAGGTCTAAAATGAATTGCGGAATTTTTTTGCTCATTGACGCGCCCCTTGGGAGTTAAGCGCCGTATCTCTACGGCTAATAAGGTGCTGCACGGGTTTATCTTCTAACAGCAACAAAAGATTGTCAATAAGTATTTGCTCAGTTAAATCATCAACAAAAGCTGGCGGCGTAGGCACGGCGCACCATCCAGCATCAACAACTTCACACTTTCCTTTGCAGTCGTCAATCATAGCCTGGTGTTCAACTCTCAACCACTCAGTTAACGCGCTGTGCTTATACGGCGCCGCTAATCGTGTCCACTTGGTTAGCGTTTTAGTCTTCCCGTTGCGCTCTACTGCGTTAACCACTAATAAGATGGCCCATTTGAACGCTGTGCGGTCTAAAGCGTGTTCGACTGACTGACCTACTGCTTCAGGCTTGCTCGTCTTGTAGTTGATTATATCAACGCCTTTGTCTACTTCTGATAGTTTCATTGTCAACGCCAGATTGCGCATTGCTATGATGGATTGCGTGATTAGCCGCTTGTTTTGGTTGTGGGGTTTGCGTTTAGTCATGCGGAAGCACCTAAAGAGGCCGCAACAGAGACACAAGCAAGGATAAGCGCAACCGCCATCCACTCGCTATGCTTTCCGCTTGGCTGCACTTTAAAAACTATAATCGCCATAATTATTACAATAGCAATTGCTGCGCTAACTAAAGTAACTAATTGTTGAGTGTTCATTTCTTCATCCTCAAGCGCCGAAGCGCTATTTATATTCTTGAGCCAGCTTCATAGCCTGCCTAGTCATCCAAGCATCCGCATAATCACTAAGCACTTTTGCGCAAGTCTTCGCATCACCACCAAGGAACAACATCTGAATAGCCTTGTTGCAGTCAGTGTCAAAGCTCGCATCAATCTCCA